GCAAAAGGTGCATTAGAAGGAAATTGGTCTGATGTTTGGGCCCATTAAAAGGAATTAATATGACAATCAAAGTTATAACAGCGGAATGTGGAAATTGTGAGTCCACATATTCCGTAGAATATTCTGAAGAATTGGTATCTGAAGATTATCCAGAACATTGTCCATTTTGCGGCGAAGTTATCGATGAATTGACAGAAGAGAGTCAATCAGACGAAGATGAAGATGATTCTGAAGAAGAAGATTGGTAAATTGGTTATTTAATGATGAATTATTTGATGAAACAAAGATTGAAGATAATTATGGGTTTGTTTACGAAATCACTAATTTAGAAACCAATAAAAAATATATTGGCAAGAAATTATTCTATTTTTCCAAGACTAGACAAGTCAAAGGCAAAAAGAAAAGAGTAAAAGTTTCAAGTGATTGGCAAACATATTATGGTTCAAATGAAGAATTACAAAAAGATGTGAAATCTTTAGGTGTGGATAAATTCAAACGAAAAATATTACATTTGTGTAAAACAAAGGGCGAATGTAATTATCTTGAAGCAAAAGAACAGTTTGTTAATTCAGTATTAGAAAAAGAGGATTACTATAATAGTTGGATTATGGTAAGAATTAGAAAATCACATATTAAGGAATACAATGTTAGAAATTTTGAAGGTACTCAAACAAAAAAATGATAATTTTGATGTTTTAATATTTTTACCTGGCAAAAAAGAAGACTCGGTAGAAATAAGTTCAGCTGTATATGAGGAACCAGGCGAAAAAATCGGAACAGGCAGAATGGGTGATTGTTATCAAATATTATTGTTTAAAAAAGACGATGAAAAGGTTTTAGAACTGGATACATTTGACGCAATTCTAACGGATTGGTTGGAATATGCTTCTGAACTTATACCTATGAATTGGTTTGGTGTAATTTGTAAGAAAACTACAAAATCCGACAAAATGGTGCAAAGTATGCTTGACCACCTACGAAAATTGTGTTAGGATATAAATACTAAGAGAGGTTAAAGATATTTTATGAAAAACATACATGAGATTTTTGATGAATTTGAGTTGGCAAACTCGGACAAGAAAAGAATTGAAGTCCTTCGAACAAATCATTCGGAAACTCTACTTGAGGTATTGAAACTTGCATTTCATCCTGATTATCAATGGTTAGTTACAGAAATGCCGGACACTTATAAAGTACCGGACACTTTACCTGGCGTCTCCCATGCGAGACTGTCAACGGAATTGCGTAGGTTGTATTTGTTCCAAAAGGGGCATCCTACCGCAGAGAAATTACATCCACAAAAAAGAAAAGAGTTGTTAACGCAATTATTGGAGTCGCTCGAGCCGAGAGAAACTGAGGTTATTATGGGAATTTTTAATAAAGATTTAGGTGTTAGAGGTTTAACAGTTAAATTTGTGAGGGATTACATTCCCAGTCTTTTGTCATGATTTTTTAATTTAATATAGGAGTGTTTAAGTGGGCAAGGTTGTTACTAAATTTCGCAAAAACAGAAATTATGAACATGAAGATGATTTCGATTTCTCTTTTAACAATAAAAAAGACAAAAAACGAGAAATACAGAAGAAAAGGCGAATGAAGTATACTGATGATGAGAGTTATGATTATAATTACAATCAAAATTATAGGAATAACCCTTAAAATAACTTAAAGACTATATTATGATAATTCATGCGAGAAGTTCCAAACGTAAAGTGAAGAACAAACCAGGGCATAAACTCCTGAAACAAGAATATGAACAATGGTTGAAGAAACACGAACCTAAAAAAGTGATTGTTTCTAAAAATACCTTTAAATATGATCTTTCTATTCCTGCCGAAAGGGATACAAAGCATATTCCGAGTGTAAATAGTACGGGTTTTGTCAGTATGTCTAAAAAATCTGCAAAAGTTTACACCGGAGACAAAATGTTGGGTATTGGAACGCTACATAAATCAAATGCCGTGCCAGTTTTCTCTTCGGACGAAGCAAAAGAAATGTCCCAAATGCGTCGGTAACAAAAAAATAAAGGAAAACAAATGGATGATGCATGGAAAGAACTAGACCAAGTCACAAGAAAGTGGGCCGTAATGTCCGGATTTGAAAACGACTTAAAAAATTATGAAAATTTAAAAGAAAATCAGGACGATTCTGAAAATAAAGAAAAAAGAATTCAATATTTAAGAGATTATTATAATAAACATGTATACATCTGAAGTAAAAGAAGCGGAAGACGGTTCCGGAGATGCTATTTTAGAATTTCCCGAAAAAATGATTGAGGAATTAGGGTGGAAAGAAGGCGATACACTTAAAATTTCTTTGGAAGAAGATGGAACGATAATTTTAAGGAAAATTTAGTTGTTTTCCGTACACACTATTGACAGGACACACACTCTATAGTATACTAATAACACTAGAGAGAGGAAATCGCATGGAACTTATTCAATCCAAATCACTTCTGGCCAAATTGATGGCAACCGAGAATCTAATTGTCGAACAACGTAATGTTTCGACTGCATCTTTTGATGTACAGAATCGAATTTTGACTATTCCGATTCTGGACCGAAAAATTTCAAGTGACCTTTATGACCTATTAGTTGGGCATGAAGTCGGGCATGCATTGTATACGCCATTGGATGGGTTGAAAAAGTCAAAAGAATTAAATCTTGTCTCTTCTATTGTCAATGTGATTGAAGATGCACGGATCGAACGTAAGATTAAGGCGAAATATCCTGGTATTCGTGTTGGATTTTTGCGTGGTTATCGTGAATTGGTCGAAAAAGATTTTTTCGGTACAAAAGGCATTGACCTTAATGCTATGAATTTTATTGACCGCGTGAATATTCATTTTAAATCTGGTCAAGTTTCGATAAACAAGTTTAGTTCGTTTGAACGGCAACTTATCGATGGTATTGAAAATACGGAATCTTTTGATGATGTTATTGAAATGTCAAAGAAAGTGTCTGAGTATTTGAAAAAAGAAAAAGAAGAACGTGAAAAGGAGAATCCTCTTGACGAGCATGATGAACCAGAATCACGGCATGAAGATTATAATGATGAGGACTATGGTGAGTATGATGAACCGGAAGATTATCCCGAAGAAGAAGATTATGAGGAAGAGGAGTATGACCGTAAACGTGGGTCTTATCAGTATGATTCTACTGAAGGGCAAGACGAACAAAATGAGGTAATGTCTGGTAATGATGGTGATATTCGTTCGCATACGGATGAGACTTTCCGCGAAAACGAAAGTAAACTGTTTGCAAATGATTATCGGTATGAGTATGTGAATTTGCCCAATATTAATTTAGAAGAAGCGATTGTCGATTTCAAGGTATTGAAAAAACGTATTGCGCAACATTTTAGTGCAGGTGTATATTTCTCTAGGTCAATGATACTGACTGATCCGGAACACCTAAGTGATTTGAACAAGACTTATACAGAGAACCGTAAAGTTGTTGCGTATCTGGCGAAAGAGTTTGAATTGCGTAAAAATGCAGAACAGACTAAACGTGCGTCTATTGCAAAGACTGGTGAGTTAAATGCCAGCAAGTTGTATTCGTACAAGTTTAGTGAGGACATTTTCCGTAAGATTACGGTTATGCCTGGTGGCAAGTCTCATGGTCTTTTGATGTATATTGATTGGTCTGGTTCGATGGATGACAATATTCACAATACAGTGAAACAGTTGATTGCATTGGCGATGTTTTGCCGTAAGGTGAATATTCCGTTTGAAGTGTTTGCGTTTACTTCTAATTATGATGATAATTATTTGGTGTATCCAAAACATGAGGACTTGCAACTTGGTGGATTTAAGTTATTGAATTTGTTTTCGTTCCGTATGTCTAGTGCCGAGTTTCATTATATGTGTTCTGCGATGTTTTACATTTCTAAGTTTGAAGCGTATCAGGACAATCCAGATTTTATGAATCTAGGTGGAACGCCGCTCAATGAAACTATTATTGCTGCGTCACAGATGGTGCCGTACTTTAAGAACAAGTATAAGTTGCAGATTGTAAATACAGTATTCCTTACTGATGGTGAATCAAATACAAACTCAAATGTGTACATTCGGTCCGAATTAAATAATGGTCTCTTTGATTCAAAACCGTTAGGGTATCGGTGGGAACAAAATCCCAAGACTCGTATTGTGGTGAGGGATCCGTTAACGAAACAACAAATTATCGTTAACAATATCTTTACTGGATTAACTAAGGGGTTGTTGGAACTGTTAAAACAACGAACTGAGTGTAACGTCATTGGGTTTTTCATTTTGAATCGGAATCAATTTCGGCACAATGTGCGTAAGTTCTTTGGTAAAGCAGCAGACCATCAGGCATTGTATGCAAAGTTTCGTAAACAAAATTATGCTATTGCAACTGCTGCAGGGTATGATGAGTATTACTTGCTTCGTGCCGATTCGTTCAATACAGATGACACAGAAGAATTGGTCGTAAAAGAAAATGCAACAACTCGTAGTCTGGTATCTGCATTTACAAAGTATACCAATTCGCGTCTAAGTAACCGTGTCATATTAAACCGATTTATTGGTCTAATTGCATGACCCGCAAGACACTACAAGATCGCATGAGAGAAATGATGGAACCTATAGACTCCGCCATTCAACTAACAGATGATAAAAATGAAATGTTAATGTTAGCTTGTGCGATGTTTCAAAGAACAACAGAAATCTTTGATACAATACTTGGCGAAGAAAAGAGAAGATTTTTAATTAAACAAATATCAGAAGATGGTGAACATGGATAAAAATAATGAAACACTTCTTATTACACAAGAAGAATGTGCAGAAGTGGCACAGGCAATATCGAAATGTTTCCGATTTGGTATGGATAATATTAAACCGGGAAAACCAAAAACCAATAGAGAGCACCTAGAAGAAGAACTAGGTGATTTATTAGCAATGATCGGTATCCTTATCGAAAAGGGTGTGGTAAATCGTGAAAATGTATATGCGGCCTCCGAAAAAAAAATTGAGAAACTAAAAGAATGGTCGACTGTTTTTGAAAAGGAAAATAAAGATAAGTGGACAAGTTTTTTTATGAATCCTAATACAAGTTACGAATCGTAATTGCAATGGACTTAAATCAATTAATCCACTTAATCAATCGCATACTATGTTATATGCCATTGAATAGTCCAATTCGCGGAGAACTGGAAGAAATGCTTCAGAATATGAAAGCACAGAGGTCGGCACAGTAAACGTAGTAAACCGACCAGAAAAAAAATTTAGGAATGCAAAAGTGAAAAATCGAAAAAAACTGGAAAATAACCGAGAAAAAAAGTTACTGATCGCGCCATTTGGGCCACCACCGCTTTTTTCTTATAATAGCGTTTTCGCAAACCCGCCGGCTATTACGCCAACGGGATTCGAATTAGCTGTTTTGCCAATGCCAGTGAATTGCCTTGCAAATTGAACACAAAAAACAAAAGCAGAGCGAGTCCCGCATTAAGCATAAAATCCAATTTGCCGACAATACCGGCAATGCGGGACTCGCCAACCGGTTTGTTTTGCTTACGGGTTTGCTTACGCCGCATGCTTGGCCACCTTTTGAACAGGCATTGGGCGAAACTGCTTTGCCTTGCGTCCTTTGGCAGGCACTACAGTAACGGCCTTGCCGGATTGCAGAAAATCAATAAACAATTCCAAACCTTGGCAGGCTTTCGCCACACTATTACCATTAACGCTTTGCATTATAATACTCCGTTATGCAAAATAGATCATTGAACCAAAAACAATCAGCACAAGCACGACAGCCATCAGATTACGCCCAATTCAACCAGAAGAATAACAGCGCGCATGGCCAGATCAACCACCACAAACAGCACTTCATTCAGAATCGTTTCCATCGTTTTTTACCAATTGCTCTTTCGATGGAGTCCATTCTACAGGAAACGGTACACATGTCAATCGTTGCAGAAAAACAACAGAAATGTCTCAGAAAAACAACAGAATATATCATATGCGGGTTTTATGTTATAATTTTAGGTTATATTTCGGGTTTATTGCGGAAATTGCGGCATTGTGGGCAAAGACTAAGTGGGATACAAATTCCAATATATTCCAATAAAATCTAATGTAACGCCACATTATCACCACATTATCTCAATTTGATATCGTTTTCGTATACTTTGCATCAATTAGCATTACAGATACATTACACCGCGACATATACCGCGACACTTTTTTGCACATAAATACACTTTATTTCACTTATTTGCACAATGCATCAGCAATTGCGTTTCATTAAGCGGCGTGCCAATCTAATTCATCCTTATATTCAATCGATTCTGATCCATCATATTCATCAATTCGAAATTCACGACCAATATCGATCCATTCAATGGTTAAATCTTCAGCACCTGAAAAGCATCGGTTATCACCATAAATCGATTGACAATATTCTATAATTTCATTGTAATGCTTTTTCGATTCTATCATACCGACAATTACGGGATCATACAATAACTCTCCAATCCCATGCCAAGAATACCAACCAGCACCATATCCAGGTGAATATAATACTGCCACTTTACCATCACGAATTACTTTATCCATTATGCACCACCTCTAACAAAAATATATTCATCATACTCAAGGAACATATCAGACTTTGGATTCCAATACTTACCTTCTTTTGGATCATAATACAGAGTCATTCCATTAGCATAATGAAATGGTCCCTCTAGACCTTTCACTTTGGAATAGGACTTCTGCAATTCGGTATGTTGAAATACGGTATACGCCATTATTGAAACTCCAACAAATCGGCAACGTCATCATCATATAACCACGCAATCGTTTTCCTAACACTTTCCTTTACAGAAAAATGTTCACGATACATGGTGTAATAATGACAAAAGAAATTGTCATCACCACGGGCCTCAGTATACCGTTGAGCACGAATTAAAAAATCCATTACATTATTCTCCAATCTCGTATTGGTCATCATACCAATCATCATTGCAACCCGTTACAATGTAATTCGGGTCATCAACACCATCGTCATATTCTATATCGTCAATACATGGACAACCATTTTCAAACCATGCATCACGAGCTTTTAAATCATCACCAGAAACAAACGGAAAATAATCAAAATCATCCATTATAATCACCAATTAAGCAGGCATTTCGGAGAGGTTTTTCGCGGCGAATTTAATCCGATTAATGCGATTCCGGGCAAGACCAGAAACCCATTTAATCTTGGCACGTTCTAATTCTACCAACGTATCCATCGATTGGCGATTAAGGAACTGGACCAACGCTTTGTACCCTTCATTGGAAGGATCAATTCGATCAATCGGATCATATGCCTCACGCAGCATAACGATTTTAGCATCAACGCCATTATTGATTGCAAGCATGATATTAACCCTAGAATTAAGACAGGACCGAAACAATAGACTTGGCAAGCGATACGGTCATCGAATGGAACATCGAAACCGATTCAGCAGAAACCGCAAGAACCGTTTCATGAAAATAAGC